CCTGTTCAATAAAGAACAGGTATCCAACCGCGTATTAGCTTGCTACGACGCGGCAACGTATAGAGGCCAGTTGGAAGACCCGTTGATCCACAGTTTAAACTGCGGAGCACCGCTTCCCAACCATCCGCTCTGAAGCGAAAACGCTTCGAGCGGATGACCCAGGTGGCCAATTCGGCGCGGTGCAGATGTCGATTCCATCGATATCTGATCCGTTGAGCCTTATTGACGACCCGATGGTCTACTCCATAACGGTAGAACGCTATATAAGCGAGCAGAGGTTTCTCGACCTCTGCAAGAAGCAACTCTTGCGAGTCGCTAATCTCTACCCGCCCTAATGACCTTTGGGAGGTCCTAGGGACAGGCAGGACTGGTAAAGGGCCATAGCGGCTCTCCACCATCTGCTTAATGAGCTCTGCCGTACCGAAGTATCCAGCAATATGCAGATGATTAGATATCTCTACATACGACTGAACTTCACTGGCACTCATTGTACCACGGCGACCCCACGTCATCCGTAAACGGATGGGTGTGACGTCGACGCCTTTATAGGCGTCGCACCCGCAGGACTCTCGAAAGAGTCCTGTGACACAGCACTTACTCTCGTTAAACCGCAAGGCGTAACGAGGGAAGTGCTTAAGTAAGTGCCTATAGGCTTCAGGCCTTACTATGAGGTCGTCGCCATAGACGTACACAGCTGCACGAGCATCTCTGCTTGTCCAGCCATAACACGTCAACGTGGCAACTGCAAGTGCATAGAAGACAATCGACTCCACGGGAAAGCAAACTGCTGATCCCATTGGAGCAAACTTCTTCAACTGCACTGTCCTCCTGCGAAGTGAGGACTCCCCCTTTGGGGATGCGATACCATCGGGCAACCTCGTCTCTGAGCTTCGCGTGGCTTTTAAGGCCTCGAGAAGCTCAGTTCCCGCGAAAAGTTCTTCAACTAATCGCAGGGAAACGCGGTCGCTCGCATCCTTCATATCGAGCGTCACCCACCGATTGGTGAGTGAACCAGACAGGGCTAGTCTTCGATTGGCAGTTTGGTCAGTGAAATTCACATGACCTTTTGTCAATCTATGACCTTCTATCCACGGAACAAGTTTCCGTAATAGACCCTGCTGCAACCACTGGAGTTCCAGTGGCTCGCAAGATATTAATCGTGGCCCCCTGGAATCCTTAGGAACCAGAACGACTTTTGCCGTTCCGTGTTCAAGGACCTGTAGGTCTCCGATCTTATCTAGGGTATCGGCTATTTGCGATACTCCGAGCGTGAAATAGCCCGAAAAGGGATAATATCGTTCGGCGTGGGTGTAGAGGCGGGAGAAATAACTTTTCTCACCTCCTTTTTCACCAGTCGCAACAGCCCCTGGCCCGTGCTTAGGGACAATGTCCCGAGCATCGAAGCCAGCAAACAGACGAGAAACAAAATTCCTCGCCCGTTTGATGATACTGTCTCGAGGGTCGAACTCGTGTTCAACGAGTTCGGCCTCGACTTGGATGAACCGGTTAATGACTTCATTGTTGAGGTCATCGCCGTATGGTACCTGCAGTTTGTATACAAAGTACACAAACTGCCGAAACGCCAACAGAGCACGAACGTCGGTATTATCCTTCATTCGTGCCTCCAAGCTGTCCAACTCGGACAGCAAGGGGTACCCTTCGTCGTCGAACAACTCCTCAAGTAACCACCCGCAAAATACGGGGATTACAGACCCACGACGTTTTCTAAACATCGGGGCTTGTAAAGGAGTGCCATTCGATAAGGCCTTGTCAACGGCCTTACCAAACGACGGAAGAGTCTTCGTAAAGAACGAAAACCCCTCCTCAAGGGATCGCTTCTCTATCGTGAGAAGTTCTCTCTTGAGTTCTCGGACTGAGATGTAGCTCTGTGCTATATCTTGATACAACTGCATAGCCAAGGAGGTATAAACCGCCAAGCTATTCTGATCTTCCATGTAGTACCTTTCTGTTTATACAGATGGGTTATTCCATCGGTAGGATCTTCTTAGCTCAAACTATGTTACGTTGTACCAACAAGCTTATGAGCTTGACAGCTTCTACGGCTCGCCCGCTAAAATGCGTTCGAGATAAGTAGAGCTTAGGGCTGCTCTGATGGTGTCGTAAGTGGCCTCTGTGCCACTCGCGAACAATCCAGAGACAAATCCCTTAGCAATAGCTGCCATCACTGCAGGTGTTAGCCCGGCCACCTTCGGGTGGACGACTACCATATATACTGCAGCTGTCGCTCTCTCACCGCTGAACACATTATCCTCACCGACTAAATTAAAGCCGGGGAAGTCAACGTCTAAGCGGATGAGACTGCGCGTGGTGGGTATCGCTCCATTCTCCTTACTCTCAGAATGAGAGATAGTGAGGACGGAAGGCGTTACCCCGCCGGAACTAACCCCCGCATCAGTATTGATGCGAGTAGTTTTTCCCGGCGCTAAATCAGTGACGGCGAAGTCGATTAGACTCGCCACGCCACTGGCCGCGCTGAACTTAATAGGGTCTGGTAACATACTTTGATCCTTGTTAAGTTTCTTGTTGCCCCCTCACGGGGGATTAACAGTTATAGCCATACGTGCACTTCCTCTTCGGATGTACAGGTACAGTTTCTAACCACAACCACCGCGATCAGCGACCCCCAAAACGGGGGTTGGCTCGCTGTGCAAGAAGACTAGCCGATAAGGCAGTCCGCTGGCACGAAACGATACCATCTTTCCGAAGATCGCCATGTAACATGAGCGGAGGAGGTTGAAACCTCTTCCGCACATAGGTGATACGTCGCTGAGTAGCGACAAGCGATATCTTCTGCCGTGACTCAACTGAGCCATAGACAGGAACATAATGCTTAATGTACCACCTTCGCGTAGAGATGAGTTTTATGCTTTCGCAATAATCCTCACCCCACGCACTGGCAGGGAAGAGCCGGGGTCGATTCCGGTGTAACCACGTTCCAACGTGGTATACCCAATCAACTAAAAAGCTGAAAGGGATTACATCCCACAATGCGGAAGGATCAAAGATGCCAAAAGCATCAATGAACTGCCGCAATCGAGATATCCAACCCTGAAACTCAGGACAAGCAAAACGATAATACATCGTTAAGTTGTGAACGCAGCTTGATTCTTCTTCGAACCAAGCAGTGACGGGCTGATTGTTCACTAGCTGAAATTCATCTAGTGATCTTTTCTTCCCACCACCTGGAACTACCCATTCGGTAATATCAGTCTTCTTATGAAGAGTGAACCGTTTGTGTAGCAATGCGTTGGATTCATCGTATAGAGACCTCCATCGGCTCAAAAGAGCATAGAAGTCTTTAGCGTCAGACACGGTCGGCAACAAACCAAAAGAGACAGCCAAGTGCTGATCTGCGAAATCTTTCGCAGTCAACCCTGGAAGCTCTCTTGTGATGCGAAACATCCGGCGAACAGCCGAAGGTTTCCCAATAAGTTGCTTACCCAAGTTCTTCAGCTGCAATAGGTCCACCAGAAGGAACCACACGGAAAATCGCGTCTCGAAAGGGTCGCGATCTACTGTGAGTTCCATCGGGAGGATACCCCGCATAGCGAATACCGACGAAAGTCGGTAAGGTTCATAGAGTGGCTCGACATCACGCCACAGAGCGAAGCTCTGTAGCAGCCCCGAAATGGGGAATCTATACCCGAAGTTATTGGGTGCTGAATGATCAGGCACCACAACAACAGACAGGAACGGATTGAAGCTGAGCGCATCATCGTAATACCCAAAATGGGTCTTATCGACTTGATGCTCACACTCATGAACCTGGCCAAGGTTACCACCGTATTGATCGAATAGACGACTTTTGAAGGTCGTCCATCCTTTCTCATCGGGTGCAACAGTTACGAAGTTACTAACTTCTTCTTCATTACCTTCCGACCAGACTCCAGAACTGGAGTCGGCGCGAATGATATTAATTGGAAGTACGTAATCTTCGACAATGGCTCGCTCACGTATACGTTGCTTCATCTTAAGTCCAGACCAC